GTCGTTTAATGATTGTTAGTAGGGCTATAGACCCTGTGATTATTACTTATGACCCTTCAGGTAACACTATAACTAACAGTAAACTAACCTTGCAGATTAGAGATACTCTAGGTATAGACGATGGCTTAGGTATAGATGAAAGACCTGCATCACTAGCAGAAGAACATGAGTATAACCTTTACAATCAAGGGTGGTATCAGCTTAGACGTAAAGCTAGTGCTGGTTCCTATGTAGACCCAGTAGCTGAGTTTAATACAATCCATTCAGAGTATCCAAGTAATGCAGATATAGTATGGGTAGGTATGGTTGAGAGTTCAGGTGATTTAATCTTTGACCCTTAATGGCTTAAAGACCAAACATTTGGCAGTTCTCCTGCACCTAGAGGACATTACATAGTAGATGCTTTCGATATAGACAGAGAGACACTACAGACTAATCCTCAGAATCCTACTGGCTCTGTTGGTGGTTCAAGTCCACAAGATGAAACAGATGTACCTCCAGGCTCAGAAGTCCCATAAGGAATAATAATGGCAATTGCTAATGAAACAATTGATGGTCGTCCAGAATGTATAGCTTATATTGCTGGTCGTATCTTCTATGGTTTAGATTCAATCGTATACTACAGTCAATTATTAGAGGGTCAATCTGTAGCTAGTGCTTCTAAGTGTTACCAGAAGAATGACCCTACAGCAGAACAGATTAGTGATATACTTGCTACAGATGGCGGTACTATTCCTATCAATGGAGCTGACCGTATTATACAGATGGTTGAGTTATTACAAGGTGTAATAATCTTTGCTAACAATGGTGTATGGTATGTATCAGGACCAGATGGTGGTTTTACAGCTACAAGTTTCTCTGTCAAGAAATTAACAGATGAAGGTTGTGTTGGTGAAAATACAGTTGTCAAGGCTGAAGGTTCTGTGGTATACTGGTCACGTTCTGGCATCTACCGTATCAGTCAGAACAAGTTTGCTACAGTTGAACCAGAAAACATTTCATTCGATACAGTTCAAACCTTCTTCGACCAAATATCTATTGCACAGAAAACCACAGCTACAGGGTTCTACAACAAAACAAAAAAGACTATTGAATGGTTCTATTGTGATACAGACACAAAAGATAACCCATTCTTAGTTAATAAGAGCTTAAGTCTAGACACTCGTTCTAAAGGTTGGTTTGTAAATAAATATAACTCAGGTTTAGATTTCAGTGCTGAAGGTACTTACAAGAGTTTGATAGGTGCAGTACCAGTTAAAGAAGGTGCACTAGAGGCAGAAGACCTTTACATGTATGTTAAATCTGTAGTAGGTGGTGCTAGTTCTACAATCTCTTATGGCTTTGCAGAGAAGATTAATGAATCATTCCAGGACTTCGGTTCTAACTTCACTACAGCTTATTTAGATACAGGTTTTGAATCATTAGGTAAGCCTAGTAACAAGAAAGTTGCTCCTTACATGACTGTTCATTTCAGACAGACAGAAGAGAACTGGGTAGACTTAGGTGGTGGAGATTTAGATTTAGATAAGCCTAGCTCATGTAATGTTAGTTCTAAATGGGATTGGAATGATACAAATGCTAATGGTAGGTTTGGTCCTAGCCAAGAAGCATATAAGTTTAGACGTTTCTATCTTCCTGATGCTGCTGGTCCTTTTAACTCAGGTGAAACTGTAGTTACAAACAAGATTAAGATTAGAGGTAGGGGTAATGCTCTCTCTATTCGCTTTGAACAGACTCCTGGTAAGAACTTTGAACTACTAGGTTATACAGTTCAATACAATATGAAAGGAGGCATCTAATGGGTGCTGGTGCAATTATAGGCGTAGTGACTGCTGTATCTACTGGAATTAAACAAGAAGAGGCTAGACAGTCATCTAAGAAAGCTAGACGACTGCAAGCTAAGCGTAGAAAGCTAGACCAACAACGTAAACTACAACAAGCGGTACGTAGAGCTCAGATAGAAAGAGCTGCTATATTAGCTGCTGGTGCTTCTCAAGGAGTACAAGGTTCTAGTGCTGTACAAGGAGCTGTGGGTTCTATACAGTCTCAAACTGGAGGTAGTATAGGGTTCAGTCAGCAAACCTTTGCTCTGCGTCAAGAACAAAGTAGAAGATTAGAAGATGCTGCTAGACAAGAATCTATTACTGCTACTGGTGTAGCTATTGGGTCATCCGTGGCACGTGGCTTCCGTGGTTGATGTTCAAGTCAGTGATGACCTAAATCAAGTAGCCCAGGTTTTATTCCTATGCTGGGATAAGTATGCTGAAGATGGATTAGACCCAAACAAAACAAATATACATCAAGATGAAAGAGAGCTTTGGTTAGATTTCTTGGTCGATGGTGAGTTAATTGGAGTGTGTAAGGTTAGTCCTATGCAGAAACATACAGTTCAGGTCCACCCTTACTTAATGTATGAACATAGGTTTAAGTTTAGAAGTATGTGTAAAGCTTTATTAAAGTTTTTAGTTAAGCTAGGTAGTGTACAGAAAGTTCAAGCTATTATAGGTATGAACCACAACTACGTTATTAAAGCTGCTATGAATGTAGGTCTTGTAGTTGAGGGGATGTTATCTAAGTCCTATTTTAAGAATGGTGAGTACCATGACCAAATACTACTAGGTATTACTAAAGAAGAGGTTGATAGACTATGAGTGGTGGATTAGCTGATAATATAACCAGTAGTGCTGTTACTGGTGGTTTAGGGTCTTTAGTAGGTGGTCGTAAAATAGTAGGTGAGAAACTACTAACAGATAAACAGCTTGGTTTGTTGGGCGACCCTCTTGATTTGTTTGGCCGCAGAGCAGAGGCAGAAAGACGTAAGGCTGCACTAGCAGCAGAAAATGCTCGTAGGTTAGAACAACAAAGAGGTGCTATAGAGGCTGTAAGGCAAGCTCAAATAGAGGCAGCTCAGCTAGCTGCATTAGCTGAAACTGGTGGTATAGCTGGTTCTAGCCTAGCCTCAGGTGCAATCGGTTCGGTTAAGGCTCAGACAGGCGGCAATATAAACTTCCTACAACAACAAGAGCTACTAAGAAGCTTAGCTAGCAGTAGAGTACAAGAGGCTGCTAACAAAACATGGCAAGCAAGACAAACACAAGCCTTCGGTTCTGTAGCTGCTTCAGTAGCTGCTGGCAGTAACTGGGGTAAGAATAAAACTACTGCTCCTGAGATTGGAGCTACTGACGGTACTAATGATACTATGGGGTTTTCTAAACAATAATGGCTAATTTAATTCCAGAAAAGAAAGAACAAAGTTCTAATAGCTACTTAATCCCTGAAGTAATAGAGAATGAAGTTGCATCAGGCGCTCATACAGATGACTACAAGAAACGTATGTCTAATCTATCCCAAATAGCAGTAAAAGGTAATAATCAAGACTTGGAACGTTATGTTAATAACCTTACAATGAATGGTAATACGGAAGGTGCAAGGGAAGAGGTTAGTGCTTTTGATTTCATACAAAGAGAAGCAGTAAAGAAACGTGAGTTAGTAGAACAAATAGCTAACCCAGACGTACAGGCTGATTTTGTTGCTAAACAAATGTTAGATATATCTGAACTATCAAAGAGCCAGATAGCTATGGAAAGATTAGCTATTGAGAAGTTTTCAAACCCTATATCACCAGTAGCTCAAGAGCTTGGTGGTAAGAATATAGATTTACAAGATAAAATTAAAGTTGAAGCTCTTAATCGAATGATGTGGGGTAATATCATCGGTAATGAAATGAAGCTTCAAGAGAATGAAAGCATAGTAAGTGATACTCTCGACCTAGCTGGACACCTGGTAGGTAAAGAAGCTTTAGATTGGATGAACATTGATGGTGATGCTATGAACACTATACGTGAGAACATTAGACGTATAGATGAGTTACCTGAAGAAGAGAGATACCAAGCAGCACAGGAGTTAGTAAGGCAACTTAAAGACCAACAGTCTCTATGGGAAAACCCTGCTTATGCAGCTGGAGTTTTAAACCAAGCAGTGTTTGGTACTGAGTTTGATGATAATGCTACTACTCTAGGTCTTATGATGGAAGGTCTGGTAGGTGCTGGAGATGCAGCAGCTTTATTAAAGACAGGTGTTAAAGGACTGGCATTAAGAAAAGCAGCTGACATAGAAACTATCTCTGCTGACCCTATATTAAAGTCATTAAACCAATCTAAAGCAGTTGTTATGGATGACGCTACTACTGGATTAGCTGCTATGGCTAACATGACAGGTAATGCTGATGAGCTTATTAAACAAGGTTTGAAAGACTTAGACCAGAATAATGTGTTCAGTTCTATAGAAGATCAGGTAGGTGTTATGCTACCTACTAAACCTACGTCAGAGACTGGTTTTACATTCTCTGGTTCTGTAGATAAGATGTTACGTTCACAGCAGACAGAGTTGAACAGGATTGTAAACAATAGCTTATCTCCTGCTTATACAGAGGAATTTATACAAAAAGCTCTAAACGAAGTTGAGTTAGATAAACCTATACGTGAATTCTTAGATATGTCTGTTGATGACTCTGGTAATATCATAGCGAAGTTAGGAGACAGAGAAGGTCAAAGATTTATAGACAAAGAAAGTGCAGAGATGTACCTAGAACAACTAGATAGTAAGTTCATGAAAGTGAAGGAACACTCTGCTGGAGGATGGGTACTTGAAGGTAAGTGGACATACAGTGATGCAGGGTTCAGTGATGAAGTACTTGGTACAAGAGGTTTCAACAACATTGATAACATCATTAATAACACTTTACTATCTGCTGGTAGATTAGCAGAAGCTAGTCACAATGCCACAATGGAAGCTGCAAGTTCTGTAATTAAGAAAGGTATCACTAAAGGCTTGAAAGGTGGTAACCCAGTAATCACCAAAAGAAACAGAGCTGTTTTTGAACAAATTTCTCAGAAATATATGAGAGAAAAGAAATGGGCTACTGATAGTGAGTTTGCCACTGATTGGTTAAGACTTCGTGGTAAAAGGGTAACTCAAGGGCAGTTGGCTGCTTATCATAGTATGAAGCAGTTGGATGAGATGGCTTATCAGTTAGATAATACAACTATATACCGTTCAGAACTATCTAGAGGTTACGGTACTTACGATATTGGAGATGGGTTTTCTATAGATGTTGACCGTATCAATGGTAAAGCAGAAGATATATCTAAGATTACCAATGAATCTGGAGACTTGACTTCTCATATAACTATTTTCCAAGAAACAAATACAACAAGAGCTAGAACAGCTAACCCTTTAGAGATGTCTAAGTTAGATCTGGAGAAGCTGAATGAGACGCATCAGTTAGTACGTATCTCAGATAAGAGTGGAGCTTCTTTCTTTGGTTCTTTGGGTTCCAAGCAAACAAAGTATGTGTATATTCCAAAAAATATAAAGCAAAGGGCTTTGGATGATAGGCAATTGGCTAAGGCTGGTGGTGGTCGTGGTGGTTATTCTCACCCTCATTATGTAAAAGTTGCACGTAGGGAAATATATGATGATGGAAGTACCGCTAGGATACATGATTTGACAATAGCTGCGTCAGATACTATGAACCAGGGTGCTGATTATGCTCATAAATTAACAGAAGCTTTTAAGATATTAAAGGCTAGACAAACAGAAGAGATTACTACAGAAGTAGCTGACCAACAGATCAGGAAGCTAGGTTTGTTTGATGGTGCTGTATCTTTTCAGAAAGCAGATGATGTTTTAGCATGGGGTGTTAAGAAACGTATAATAACATCTGAAGGTAAAGATATACCTGTGATACAAGCTGTTCGTGATGGAGACTCTGTAGTAACGGACTCCTCTGGTTTCATTGCTGATCTAGGTGAAGATGTAAGAACCACATATCAAGGTAGAAGCTTCTCTAAGCATCGTAGTCAAGAAGAGATGTATCACGTAGATGGTAAGAAAGCAGAGATACTAGACCCTATTGATGCGATAGTCCGTAACCTGGAACGTTCTTCTAGTATGGCAGGATGGGCTCCTTTTAAAGCAAGGTCTTTAGACTTCATGAAGAAGCGTTATGGTAATTACTTGCAAGATGTGTCTCACCCTATTGATTACTTAACTGTCGAAGTAAAAGCAAACACTCCAGCTGCTATCGAAGCAGAGATTAAGAATCACCAGACTTGGTTAAAAGATTTAATAGGTTACAAAACAAATTATCAAGAAGGATTTGCCAGAACAGCAGAGGATATGATTGACAAGACATTTGATAAAATACCTCAACTAGAAAAAGCTGGTAATTGGATGACAGCTACTATGAATAAGGCATGGTTAGGTGATTTATCAACTAAACGTTCTAATGTTCGCTCTAGTCTTATACAGAAAGCAGCTCAAGACCCTTTTGTACGTGTTAAATCAGCCGTATTCAACATGAAACTAGGTCTATTCAACCCTGCTTCTTTTATCATGCAGTTCGTCCAATCAGTTAATATCATGGCGATAACAGGTAAAGAAGGGATGCAAGCTGGCTCTACTGGCTTATTGGGTCGCATAGCTATGAATATGGATGATGAAGCTATTGAAGCTATGGCTAAAAAAGTTGGTATTAAAGAACTAGGGTTTGATTCTCCAGATGACTTTATTGAATATGTAAGGGAGTTTAAGACTCATGGTTTCAATTACATGGATAAGTCTATTGCTTATATAGACGGTGTAGCAGGAGCGCAGACAGGTTCTAGTTTAGCAGGTAATCTAGCGGATAGGGGCAGATTCTTCTTTAATGAAGGTGAGCGTGGTTCACGTTTAACAGCTTATGGTGCTGCTCGCAGAGAGTGGAAGAACAGTAAGAAAGGTGTGAACCCTAAAGGCTTATCTGCTACTTCAGATGAAGGTCGCAAGTACATACAAGATAGAACTCATACATTAATGCTAGGTATGACTAAGGCTGATTTACAACTTTCTTTTAGAGCAAGAGAAGGCGCAGGAGCATTCAATAATGCAATACCTCTGATGACTCAGTTCTGGTCTTATCCTTTTCGTGCTATTGGTGTTATGTTTGGTAAGAATTTGACTAAGCAAGAGAAGTGGAGACTAGGTTTAGCTAACTTTGCTATGTTTGGTTCTGCTGGTATACCTTTAGTAGATACTGTGTCTGGTTGGTTAGACAATAAATATGGAGATAAGGTGGATAAAGGTTTATCTAAATTACTTACCAATGGTATGCTAGATGCTCTTATGTTTGAAGCTTTTGAAGCTGACACTGCATTTGGACAACGTGGTGGTATAGGCCACTTTGTATCTACTTTGACTACAGATGTATTTGAGAAAGACTTTATAGACTTTATAACTGGTGCTGGTGGTTCAACTAGCATGGGTGTTATAGATGCGTTCCAGGATGGTTTCAGGGCTTATGGTGCTTATAATGGCAACGTTGTAGAAGGTTTTAGTGAAGCTGCTATGGCTGCTACAATAGAGCAAATAAGTTCATTAAACAACACAACAAAATTTCTATATGCTTTACATGCAGGTGAGGTATTAGATAGGAACAAGCGTAAGTATTTTAATGTAACAAAAACAGAAGCTTTCTTAAACTTGGTTGGTGTTCCTTTCGAGAAATATCAAACTATGAATGACTTGATGACTAGTGAGAAGAAGCGTAGAGAGTTTATAAAAGATGCAACAGAAGACTTCCTTACAATACAAGCTGAACTAGCCAGTGCTTATGAAGACAAGGATGAAGAGAAGGTTGCGCATTTCCAAGAGAGATTGGCATTTATGGGTGAAGCTATCCGCGAGAAGTCTCCTTTGATATGGCGTGATGTCAGAAGCTCTGTAGTGAGGAATCAGATGGGTAGGAATACTTTTGATAGAATGTTTAGTACTTCTATGCGTAGATATGTGATAGGTGATGATTACTTTACACCAAAAGGTGCAGTAAGTAGAGAATTAGAAAGAAAACAGCTTGAATTAAAACAAGAAGGTGAACAGTAATGGCAAATGGTTTTCAACGAGATGTGACTACAAGCATCCCAGCAGGAGAAGTTTCAGCACCCGTAGGTGGTCCTAATCTTGCTCCTTTAGCTCAAGTAGCTTCTTTCATTGCAGGTGGAATCCAACGTAGTAGAGCTACAGCTCAAGAGGAAGAGGCTTTTGGTTTAACAGAAAAAGCTATGGAAACATACAGAGGTGCTTTAGATCAAGGTCAAAGTGTTTCTACGGCTCAAAGATTAGCAGGTGATGTAATACGTAAAGGAGCTACTAACGCAAATGTTCGTAAATCCGCTATAGGCCAGTTTGCCACTAGTACGGGTACTACAGAAGGAAGAGCCTTGACTTCTGAAGCTTTAACAGAACGTCAACGAGAGATAGCAAGACAGCAAAGCGAGAAAGCTGAAGCTGAATCATTTATCCGTGGATCTGCTAAATTAGATGTAACCTTGAAAACTAAACTCATAAGTAAGTTCGGTCAAGACCAGTACAACAAGATGTTACGTAACGACTCTACGGAACAAGAGCTAGAGGATATGGCTGTGTTTACTGACCAGCATAATACCACTAGACAAGTTATGGAACTCACTAGTAAGCAATTACAACAATCTAATAACTTACCGCAAGCTAAAGCAAGTGCTGGGTTACTGTTCACTGAATTGCAATCTCAGATTAATGATGAGATTTCTGTTGCTAGTCAATCTCTAATTGACATACAAGACCAACCTTCAGAGCAGCAAGTAGCGCTTTCCAGGCAGCTTAAATCTAACGGTGTAAGATTGTTCCAACAAGCTATAAATGAAACCAACAGAATCTACGGGATATTGAGTTCCAAAACAACTAACCAAAAAGAGAGGGACCATATAGAAAAAGAGCGACTAGTACGTGTAACTCAGTTTGAAAAAGACCAATCAAACCTAGAGCAATTTAGTGATGACCAGGTAAAAGAATTATCTATTAGTTTAAAATCTATACAAGATAGCAACAAGATTACTTATCTTAAATCTATGGGCTCTCTAGCTGTAATGAAAGATGTGTTAGGTGAGAGAGCTATGGGTGAGGCTTTCCTTCTAAGGCAAGGCAATACTCCTGGCTTCGGTAAGATTATGGATGAGTTAGGTAAAAGGGCTTTGCTTGCTATAGGCGAGAATGGAGAGGTTGATTTATCTGCATTTAATGAATCAATTGAGAAAGGTTTTGGTGATGAGGATTTAATGTCTGAGTCTAATGTAGAAAGACGTAATGAACTTGTCAATAACTGGTACACTACTTTCCAATCACTTGTAGACCAAGGCATTTCTTCTAAGTTTACTCCAGCAGCTCAACGTAAAGGTACTGAGCAACTAATCTCTATCTTCCATGCTGCTAGTGCAGCTACCGATAAGAACGAGGTTGTACGTGCCACAGACCTATTAAATTCAGATTCATTTAAGCGTTTTTATAAGATAGCAGACCAAGACCAAAAAGACCAGATAGATAGGTTTAAAACAAACTTTAATGGAGATGCAATCATAGATAGGAATGTGGGTATACGTTCTGCTCTTGCTAAAGACCCTAGTCTATATACATATGATTCTGATAAAGGTAGATATAAAGTAGCAGATTTGGTTAAGTCACCAGAGATAGGTCCATTCCAGCCGTCTACTCCTAACAAACGTAATGAGCAAAAGGTAGTAGACCGTCTTAACAAAAGGTTGGATGAGATGGAAGCTAGTAAACATGCGCAGCCTTTCTTTAAAGATATGTCTAGGAAAGAAATGGCTGATTTCTTACACGAAGCTATGGAATTACCTGATGTTAAGGTTGACGGTACTCTAACTAAATTCTCTACAGATCATGCAGAAGCATTCATCAAGGAAGTTCCTGTAGAACAAGTAGTAGACGAGGAACGTATCAGAGCTTTATCTGATGATGAACTTACTGCTAAAAGAGCCGTAGAAGACTTGGCGCGATTCCAGAAAGAATTGCAAGCTGGTAGGTTTGCAGATAAACCAGAAGTACAAGAGTCATTGAAAGGGCTACAAAGGCAATTAAATATTGCTTCTAGTGGTAGTACTATAGATGAAGAGTTAGCTCAAATCTTACAAGAGAACCCTAATCTAACATTTGCAGAAGCTAAGGAGCTTCAGAAGAAGGCTAGTAAGTAATGGCTAGTCTAAAACTATTAGCTGCTGCTAGGAACTTCTCTAAACAGAAAGAACTAGAGCGTAAGAAGAAAGAAAAAGAGGAGTTAGCCTTTGTACAGAAGGTTATCTCTCAGCTCCCTCAAGCTCCTACAATAGACGATATTGTTAAACAGATACCACAACCTATCAATAAGACAGAAGTAGTCAAGGAAGTCCATACAAAGGAAGTAGAGGTATTAAAGGAACAACCTCTATCTCCTGAAGCTATAGAGTCTATGATTAGACAGCAGATGATTGATTGGGCTGAATATAAAGCTAATGATAATACTGAGATAGTACCTGAGATACAGGTTATCAGAGAAGAGTTAGATACAGATGGGCTAGTCACTAAAGAAGATTTAGATGGTTGGTTGAAGAAGATTAACAATGCCATACTGAATAACTCAGGTGGTGGTGGAGGTTGGCGTAGTGAATTCGCTACTCTCGATGACAGGGTGGATGACTTAGTGGGTGATTTAACTGAACTATTAACAGACATTGCAGGTAATACAGAATCACTAGATAAGCTAGAAGAATTCTTTGAAAGAACTATCTGCGCTATACAAAAGAATAAAGAAGAACTTGAGTTGCTTAACGCAAGAACTGAAGAAGCTTATGAAACATCTATAAACAAAGAGGACTTAAACTAAATGAATATGATTTTGGATGGTACTGGTAAAGGCTATCGCTTAGAGGTTGACAAGTTCAACAGGGCTAAAGCAGCAGTAGTTACCAAAGCAGAGATGGTAGATGTTTCTGAGAGAGATGGTGAAGCTTATATTTTTGCTTCTGGTCCTTTCACTAATATAACAACCACAGGTACAGAACATGGTATTATGTATATCAAGAATACATCAACTACCAAAGAACTTCATGTTAAGAATATCCGTACTTGCGGGGAAACTATCCAGAAGTGGAGGTTATATAAAAATGTTACTACTGGTACTTTAATTAGTAATGCTACTGATGGGATTAGTAATAACATTAACTTTACTAAAGCAAATACCGCAGAAGCTAATATATATGTTGGTGGTGATGGCGTAACAGTTACAGATGGAACTATGATTGAACATTGGATTAATGATGTAGGTCATAGTACAGAGGATTTTGATGGTGCTTTGGTATTAGGTACTAATGACTCATTGACACTCACCCTAGAGACAGATACAGCTGGTGATTTTTGTTGTAGAATGCAAGTATATTACGAGGACAAAATATAATGATTATCAATGACGGTAAAGGTACAGGTTACCAAGCAAAAGTAGATGTTAACAATAGATTACAAACTTTATCTGTATCTTTAGCTGCTGCACAAGCTAGTGCCATAGAGGGTGATACTTATAATATAAACACAGGTACTATTAACCTGACATCTGCTAATGAATCTGCACTACTGTACTTAAAGAACAATGGTATTAAAGATATTCATGTAACAACTATAGGTTACCTGCTAGGTAATTCAACTGGTGGTTCAGGTGATTTAGACTTAAATGTTAAGCGCAATCCTGCAACTGGTACAATTGTATCTGGAGCTAATGCTGTAGATGTTAATATCAACAAGAACTTTGGAAGTACCAAGACCCTTACAATTGATGCTTTCAAAGGAGCTGAAGGAAGTACCTTAACAAATGGAGACATAGCTTATTATAGTCTACAGCCAAATTCAGGAAGAGCTTATTTAATAAACACAGGTACATTAGTAATACCACAAGGTTCCTCTATAGGTATCAGTATAATACCACAAACTGGTAATACATCTATGGATGTTCAAGTGTTCTTAGCTGTAACTGAGTATGACTTATGATTAAAACCCAGATAATTGATGGGTATGGAACTGGCAATAAACTTAAGCTAGAGGATGAAGGGCAGATAGGGGTGGTAGTACACCCTCACCCACCAAAAGCTGAAGAATCTGCTTCTAAACCTTTCAGGCAGTATTTCTTACAAGATGGTACTGGAACTAACGACATGAGGGTAGACGGCTCTACAACTAACGTAGAGTTCAGTATCTTATCTGATACAAACAGAGACACTTATATTAAGACTTTATCTATACTGATAGCAGATGCTAGTGCAACTTTAAATAAGTTTGGTAATATAACTGCTTTGACCAATGGAGTACAGTTTAGCTGGGAGACACAAGACCTTGGTAGTGTTGTTATACATGAAGGCTTAACAAGTAACTTTGAGTTTGTTAGATTAGGGATAGGTCAACCTGCTTTTGGTGACACAACAAATGCCTTTAGAGCTAACAATGTATCTGGCAACAGTGAAGGGTATATACCTACAGTAGACTTATCTGTTACTTTTGGGTTACCTTGGGGATTAAGACTTAGGCAAGCAACAACAGATAAAATAGTGTTTAAGATTAGAGATAATGTTACTGGAGTAGATGCTTTTAATATTATTGGTTATGGTATTCAGATATAGATAGATTAGATAGATATTAGCTTAGATATAAACTATTATCAAAGACAAAGAGAAGAAAGAAAAACCAACAAAAAGAAAGAAGAGAAAGGCGTAGTATAGCTGACACTCTTCTCTCTTGTCAACCCATATAGACGTCTATTTACAAAATATAAATTACTTGCTATAATATAGAAATTATGATAAAGAGGAAAACACAATGGCTTTAACTAGGGCAGTTGGCTCAATTAAACAAGACAAGATATTTGATACAGTAGCTTTGATGGTTGCTGCTAAAAGTCTAAAGATAGGTGATGTTGTGCAGACAGCAGGTTACACTACCCTTAACGATGGTGGAGGTGCTTTGTATGAGATTGTAGCTGCTGCTACAGGTACAGATGATGGCCATATATTTCATGATATAACTGCTGGTAATCAAGCAAGACTTATAAAAACAGTGTCAACTAAAGATGATTTAGATATCTATGTAGATGGTGCGTTGGGTTCTGACGCTATAGGCAAAGGTTACTCTTCTGGCGCTGGAGCTTTCCAGACAATACAATATGCTCTAGATTCATTACCTACTGTCATAAGCCATGATGTTGTTATCAATATTGCAGACGGGACATATTCAGATGTAGGTGGTAAAGATGAATTTGGCAGAGGTGCTTGTGTAGATGTATCTAAAAAGCTCATAGCAGTAGAGCGTGACGCCTCTTCGCCCCTTAACGATAAGAAAGCTAAGCTTATTTTCAGAGGAGCTAGTGAAGCTGGAACTATTGTAGATGGTACTAATAATTCTACAACAAGGTATGTTTTTTGGGTACATGAAACTCAAGGTGTTCAGCTAGAGAACTTAACATTAAGAAACTCTTATGGTGGAGTAATATCCCACCAGAACTCAGATGTTACATTAAGAGATGTTACTACAACTGGTTGTGATTTTGGCAGGATGATTGAATCTAACTCTAGGTTAGAGGTTCTACGAGGAACTAACGGTACAGCAGCAGCCCCTAATGTCCGAAACTACTTTATTAAAAACGGGCAGCTACAAGAGAATGATTCAGTGCTAGGTCCAGCTACAGAGAATAGCTTCTTAATAGATGGGTTTGGATGGGTATATTGTTTACGAGTAGCAATTGAAGCAACTACATCTAAGAATACTATAGATTCAACTGGCGCTGTGTGGATGGAGTTCGATGATTGTAACATATGGGGTGGAGGCAATAATTTTGTTATAGGTAGCTACACTCACTTAAGGTTTAGTAACGACACTCATATAGGTGATTACACTTCTGGAGTATTTGCTAATGAAGCTGGTTATGCGGATACTGATGGTTTATGCCATATTTATAACAATAATTTTATATCTTTTGTTACTAAAGGTATGCCAACTTTCAACCTAGATAATTGTGACTCTAAAGCAGCTACAGGTACTCATGATGGGGCTAATAATGCTTCTGTCCTAACAGACTCAGGCGAGAACTGGCAAACTGACCAGTTTGTAGGTTTGACTATAAGTAACACAACTGATGGTTCTAGTGGTACTGTTACAGCTAACACAGATACAACTATTACAGCAACCTTAAGTGGTGGTACTGACAATGATTGGGATGCCAGTGATGCTTACGAGATAGTTGCAATCAATACTAATGGTTTAAGACTCCAAGGCTCTGCTACTTCAGCTCTTATAGACCCAGACTGTACAATTACTAGTGGAGACAAGTTATTATCTAGACCTACAAGTGGTTTATTGTTTAAAGGCACTTCTCCTCCATCAGATGTAAACACTTTCTATGAGCGAGGTACGTTAACATTAAATGAAGCAGCTAGTGACTTCTCAACTCCTTTTTGGGTTAATACGACTAAAGGTTATGGCGGCTCTATAGACTTTGAGCCTTATGCTGTTTATGGGTCAACTACCTATAATCCTTCATCTTTAGCAGATGGTGACGGAGTAACCACAACTGTTACTTGTACGGGTGCTGATTTAGGGGATTTTACTTCCACATCTTTCTCCTTAGACCTTCAAGGTATTACGGTTACTTCTTGGGTATCTAGTGCCAACACAGTTAGCGTGAGATTTCAAAACGAGTCTGGAGGGGTGCTTGACTTAGGTTCAGGTACTTTAAGAGTTAAAGCAGGTAAATTTTAACAGGGGTAGGCTATGGCTGGTGATGGTAAAAAGAAAAAGAATGCTAAGAAACGTAGTGTTCAACAACGTAAGTACAACGGTACTGCTGAACAAAAGAAGAAGAGAGCTGCTAGGAACAAAGTTAGACGAGCAGCTTTAAAGAAAGGCACTGTTAAGAAAGGAGATGACAAGGATATAGACCATGTTAATCCTCTAAGAAGTGGTGGCTCTACAGCTAAGTCTAATACTAGGGTTAGAAGTAGGTCTGCTAATCGTGCTGATAATGGCGGTAAAGGCGGTAGACCTAAGAAGAGAGGTAAGTAATGGCTACAGCTCCTAAGCCAGTAGAGAATAGTGTTGGTCGTAACAGAAGAGCTAGGCTTAGTGGTAATGAGCTAGGTAGTATACAGCAAGCTATGAGGGCTGATTCTCTTCTCAATGCTGATGGTACTGTCAAGTCTGTAGGTACTGGTACTGGTCTTACTGGTGGTCCTGTGACTACTACTGGAACTATAAACCTAGCTAATACAGCTGTAACTCCAGGAACTTATGTGTTTGCTAATGTAACGGTGGATGCACAAGGAAGGATTACAGCAGCTAGTGCTAGCTCTATAACTAAGAGTGGTGCTACTCAGGTGGCTGCTGGTGCAGCTGCTGGAGAGTTCTGGTATACTAGTGGTCATGCAACTTTACCAGATAACGTAGTGATGTGGGGTGTGTAAGGTCCGTGGACAATGGACAACTAGAGATAATTAAGGGGCTTAACGCCCCTTTTCTTTTGCTTCTTCTTCTGTCTCTTGGGGAGACTGAGCTTCTTCTTGCCAACATTGAGAAGCTTCCTGAAGAATAGTGTAGAACTTCCAGCCATACTTCTTAGCTAAGTTCTCTCCCTTCTTCCTGTAGTAAGCTTTCTTTAATTTAGATTTAGCTAACCTACTATCTATCAACCAAGAAGTAACCACCTCAATTTCTTCATTGGTTATATCTTTAAGATTCATCTACTGGAGCCTCATAATGTTCCTTTAGTTTATCATAGATACGCTTAGTAGTTTCATCATCAAGAACCATCTGTTGTATACTAGTACCAATCAACTTCTCAATACAGAAATAATTAGCTGTATCTGTACCACCAACTAATACACGTAAGCCAAACTCTGATATTAATTCTTTCATCCTATTCTCTCTTAGTTGTCTAATTCAATATGTATGTGTGTGCTTTCTACTACTACATCAAAGTCACCACCAAGTATATCTCTAACCTTATTTGCTATAGCTTCTTTCTCATTAACTGACATTTGATTACCCCTAGTATCAGCCCAAGTCCTAACATCAAAAGCTTTACCTTGATAGTGCAAGGAATTACTACTATGCCTACCATCCATAACTGATGTAACACAAGCTCTCACTCCTTTAATCCCTAGATTGTCATACAAGACAGCTACCTTCATCATAGCTTCTACTAGGTCAGGGTGTAGACCAGCACATTGTACGTTATGTTTAATGTTCATGGGTATATCACCTTCTCCTCAGAGTTTAAATAGTCAACAACTGATTTACACTTATCTATATCTGTCTCCCGACAATACTTATCTCTGTTTTGAGTTGTCCACCAGCCTTTGGCAACCCCTTGGTAACTAAGTTCTGCATATAAAGAACCTAAGACGGTACCTTTCATATCCTTAACAAAATAATATTCACCAACCTGTACTACCACGTATCTTGGTTTTGTTTTACCACTGAACATATTAACCTCCACTAGATATATAGATAGTTTCAGTAGAACCATCTGAGTACTTAAGTACACAATTAGGATATACAAGGGTGTGCTTCACTGCGTTATTAGCTTCTTTAAGTGCTAGGCACTTCTCTTCTGGAGATGGTAAATAGAGTACCACACCTATAAACATAACAAAAGCCAAAGCTAAAAGTAAACCCATTAAAGTAGACAATACTTTGTCGACAATATCATACATATTATTGCTCCCTACATAAATGTTTATGCTCTTCAAACAGCTCTAGATACTTATCACTCTTATCTATATCTTGTTGTAGCTTATCTTTATTACCAGCTCTCAGTCTATACTTCAGACGATTGCCTAGACAATACCCTAAATATTGTTGTTCTGTAAGCACCATAGCTATAATCTGTATAGCTTCTAAGTCAGGAAAGAAGTCATAATGTTTAGGTTTATCCACTATGTCATAACTATCTAACAACTCTCCTTCTGCTTGGGAGCGAGGGTCAACTACTGACCATGTAGCCCCTCCTCCATCACCAGGAGATATTCCGCAGTTAGTTTTAAATATCTTATCATTATCTGGTCTAGTCATTAGCGGTTATCCCCATCACCTTTCAATTGATTACGTCTAGCTCTATCTTCTAGCTTATCTAAGTTCATTTTAGCTACTTCCTCTAAACTACTGTCTAGCTGTATACAACAAGCGTTTAGTTCCCAGAGAATATCACCCAGCTCTTTAAGCTTCTCTACCTTGTCTATAACTCTATCTCCTCTAAGCTCCTTAGCAATCTTACCTTGGAACTCACCCACCTCTTCTCCTAAAGCAAAGAAGGGATACCACTCATGCTCATAACAGGCATATTGTATAGCTTCGTGTGAATATGTATTTAAGTCCATACTGTTCTCCTTAGTCGTTCTAACATTAGTTCTTCTAGTGTATTGTCTTGTTTTCTTTCTCTTCAGATAGCATAGTATCATAATCACTTTCAGTCATTGCGTCAAGTAGAAATACTGCTGTCTCTTCACCATCTGATAACTTAAGAGTGAGATAGTTACCACTAGTATTAACTGACTCAGCTACAAATACTAGCAGCTCCATAGCTGTCATGTTCTCTAAATCTAAACCTTCCATAATAAAATTTCTCCTATACCAAGGGTATAAATAATGTTTAATAAGTAGGCCAATAAAACCTACAAAGAAAAAAAGGCTTATAAAATCATTCATAGGTACTTCCTAACAAGATAATCAAGAGATAGCTCTACAACATCACCACCTCCATTCTTAACATCATTAAGTTGAATACAGCCTCTCCAATGACTAGCATTACCTTGAGTTCCCATATAAGGCTCATCATGAGAATAGAAAGCTCCAGCTACTATACCCATACGTACAGTTCCATCTGCTAGGAAATGCTTACCTGACTTATAAGTTTGTGTGTGTCCTTGTACAAAACTAAACCCACAGTTCTTAAGCATAGTGTCGATAGTCCCTGATAAGGGCATCTTCTTAGCTGAATGTGGATTAACAAAGTAGTGACTAAACTTAATTCCTTCTATGTCCACTATCTGTAAAAAGTCATAAACCTCAGTGAATCCTAGTTGTATTAAATCAGGTTCCTCAATCATCCCTTCTAGTATTGGATGTTCCTGGTACAGTCTAGGTAGCCTAACACTACAGTCATGGTTACCATTTAAGTAGATGAGTCTAGGCTTATACACCTTCTTCTTATGCTTCCTTTGCTTAGATTGTAGTGCATGGATTGGCCGTAAAAGCTTCTTAATGGCCTTATTACCAGCTTCTATGTCTTCCTTGATACGTTGTCCTTCAATCTCTAGTTTAGAGGCATAGCGATTAAGAGAGGGCATGTCATAGTGGTCACCTAGATGGACTACTATGTCTGGTTCATGTTCAGCTATGTAGTTACCAGCAGCTTTTAAATGGTCAGTACATACACCAGCTCGTACCTGTGTGTCTGGAAGTATAAACACTTTCTTACCCATAGTCATTATTTTAAGCGCCTCTTTAGGTCAATAATTTCAGCATATAAAAACAAAGATACACCTACTACCAAGAACTCAACTGCTTCATGTCCTAGTGATGTAACAACAATGTAAAGTATATAAAACACAGATGAAACTAATAGCAGTAAAGGATGAGCAATTTTCATTTGAAACTTAGTCATTCATAAACTCCTTATATTCTCTTAAAGGCATGTAGTGCATCAGTACAATCTCTATGGCATTAACTAGTGCCTTACCATGCATCCAGTCATCAGCTCCTAGTTGAGCATGGCGAAGCCTTGTTGTAGTTAAGCTGTTCAGTTCAGTTTGTAACACCTTCACAAGCAACTCTTCCTCATCTATTTCAATCTTCATTTCTTTCTCCTAGCTTTCGCTATAGCTTTCTCTTCATTAGATTTAAGCTCATGACAATCATGACACAGAGCTTGATAACCATCTGCTTCTACAAAGCATCTTTCTATCCATGTATCATAGTCCTTAAATCCCGTCCTTGGGTCTACTATCGGGTCTATATGGTCAGCAAGTATGTTCTTAATCCGTTTCTTCTTGCCCTTCTTCTTCCCTGTCTTATACACCCCTTCCTTTGTTGCTGGAACTTCCTGTCCACATCCTTCACAGAGGTACCAACCTCTCCTTACCCTAGCTTTCCTTAGGCATTCGTTCTTTGGTCCCCATCTCTGACTAGCTCCTCTCAGAGCCGATATAATGAAAGACCTCATCCTTGCCTCTGTCCATTGTCCGTTGTTGTATGGTTTGTTTGGCATTAAGCTCCTCCAAACCTTATACGTTGTTCAGAAATAAATTGTTCAATCTCATCATCCGATAAACCCATATCCTTGAAGACAAGGGTAAAAGCTTTTTCATTTAGATAGATACACCTATCTTCAACAGGTACATCAGCTTCAGATATAGCTTTTTTCATCTCAATCAGGTCTTTTATATCCATCATCTTCACAATGGCTTCTCCCATTCATCATCTTCATACCTCAACATATACAACTGGTGCATATTATCTATAAGCTCTTGCTCTGTACGTTCCTTTCCTTCGTAATGTTCAAGGCAAGTCTCATACATTTCCTTCTCTGTAAGTTCTTCATGGATAAGCTTCTCTGCTTTCTTCGGGCCATAACCTTTAAGTCCTATAATGTTATCAACTGTATCTCCAGTGAGAGCTTGTCTATAAAGACTTGCCAAACCTTGGTCAAAAGTTACCAACAAATGTTCAGCTTTAGGTTCTTTAGCTTGTGGTATAGGCCATCTGTAGTGCTTACCTGGAACTTGAAGAAGGTCTTTATCTATAGAGCAAATAACAGTTTCAAACCCGTAGTCATTGTCTAAAGCTTCTGTCTGGTTTATAGCTAACCAATCATCGGTTTCCATGTTATCCACAACAGTAGCAAGATGATGCTCAACCAGATAATCCCTTGCTGCATGGTGTAGGATAGGCTTAACCATAGACTTCCTATTTGCTTTATACGTTGGATAGCGTAGTCTAAAATTATCTTTACCATTAATACCAACCTTATAGTCATCAGCTCCAGTAGCCTTCATAACATTGTTAATGAACTCATCTATCCTTGGGCCTAAGAGTCTTTCATTACCTTCAGGTAGTGTAGCATCTTCCTTGTAACCTTCTTGTAAACTGAATGGTAAAGAATATGTAAGAATATCCGCATCTATCAAGGCTATTAACACAATGTCTTACCAAAGATACCCTCTGGTCCTCCTGCTCTCTCTATAGCTAACACACCTATTAAGAACTCTAGTCTCTCTAGCTGCACTGTACTCATCTCAGAAGAGTCTAGAAGCTCTCTCATAAGCTCTCTAATTTGCTTCTCTTGTTGTTCTTTATTCATCTATGTTCTCCTAGATAAAAGAAAAGGAGCGTCATGCTCCCTTAAATACTATCATCATCCCTGTATAGACTCCTCAATGAATCAAAAAGGAATATCGTCATTAAGCTCTTGTGTATGGCTATGAGAAGAATGTTTAGCTTTCTCGTCTTCCTCAAAGATTTCCTCATTCCATACAGAAGCAATGGCTTCTTTAGCTGCTTTAACCTTAGCTACTACCTCACGAGCTTTAACTGGATTGAACAGTTCATCAATAGAACTAACCAGTTTTAAGTCTAGAGCTAGGTTTAACACTTGTCCTACTGCTGCTGGATTAGGAGCATTAGAATCAAAAGAAGGTGCGCTTCCCTGCGCTGGAGTACTACTAGGAGAATGCTGTTGCACATGTCCTGGAGCTACACTGTCTACATTCCAGAACTTACTGTCTTTCTCTTTGTACATATTAAGAGTGAACTTATCTTTAGGTGATAAAGCTTCTAGTTGTGAGCGGAGTTCAGGCTTAAACTCAAAGGTCTTTGTAGTAAATCCTTTCTCATTAACCTTGTTAAAAGCCTTGTATACAATGTTAGTGCCTTGGTATGAACCACCAGCACGTTTAGGTATATCTGTATCGAAGTCAACCATCACTAGTTCTGCATTGATTGCCTTGTGTTCGTATTCTTTCTTAGCCATAATAGCTAGTCTCCTATGTAGTTTGTAAAAGTATTTTAAATGTATTTGTTTGTATTGTCAACTAGTTAGTGAGTCTCACACCAATTCATTCCCTTCATGTACTCAGCATCTAGTGGTACATTAAGTTTTAAATATTCTCCAGCCTTGATAATAGACTTAACACCTAGCTCTCCTACCTCATCAGCTATAGCTTCATCACATTCATACTGGTATTCGTCATGCATGTATATCACTCTCTTAACCATATAACCTTTATAAAGATAATAAGGTATATTGTCAGCATCGTATTGAATGCCTCCCAGGTATTTGTCCATAAATAAACCTGATATATCCATAATGGTAGCACCTGTGTGCTGAAATACAAGATTGACAAGGCTATGCTCACTTCTGCTGTGAAGATAACAACCAGTGACATAACAATAAATGCCCTTCTCATTCTTTTGTTTCCAATGTTTAATGAGATTTTCTTTAAACTTAGTCAAAGGCCAGTTAGCTTCCCAGAAGTCATTGTACATCTCCTTAGCTTTAGGTAGTGGTTCGTCCACCATGTCTGCTAGTTTGTTAGCTGAACAGCCATAGGTCAATGCATACTTAATACCTTTAGCTGGATTGCGAAACTCACCTACAACCTTACCTTCTTCATCTACTGGTATGTCCTCACCAAAAACTGCTTTAGCTGTCTTACTGTGTATATCACCCTCGAGTAGTTCAGTTGCATACACACCACCATCATATTTATATGTATAATGGGCCTCTACTCTAGCCTCTAGTCCTGAAGCATCCCAACCTACAATCACCTTACCTTCTGGAGCTATGAATAGACTTCTCATCTCTTCACCTAATACACTTCCAGGTCTAGGTACATTAACAACTGTTGCATGCTTCTGTCTTAAACTAGCAGCTAATCCTCCCCTACCTGCACCTAAACGACCATCTACGGACAACCTAGCATTAGCTAACCAGCCTGTTTCTTTCTCTGGATTGTGTATAACACTACGTCTATTACGTAAGCTTAGCCATCTAACAATAGGCTTAATTATCTCAACCTTAGCACCAAGTAGTTCTAGGTTAGGGCATAGATTACCTTGTTCATGGAACTTAGGACTAGTCTTAACTAACTTACCATTCTCTCTAACAAACTTACCATCCTTCTTCTGGAAGTTCCATAAGGTGGGCCTCCATCCTTGACTAGTTAACCAATCCTTTAGCTGTGCTTGATGCTTAAGCTTCATTGGCCCTTGTGTGTATAGAGGTGCATTATCACAAGGCAACGTAACCATAACCCCATCCTTAGTACCAATCCACTCCCCTTGTTCATTAAGCTCTATTGTATCAAAGAACTTCTCGCTATATGAGCTAGGGATAGGACCATCCTTGCCAGCTTTCATCTGTCTAGCAGGAGGCGTAACAGTCTTTAAGTCTCCTTTGTTTAAATCACATTCAGGTAGTTGAGGTTCAACTTCATTCTCTATACGTAACATCTCTTCACAACAATACTCATATAACTTCTTAGCTGCTTCTATGTCAAACTTAACACCAGTTCTTTCTTGTAAGGACATCAAGTGGTCAGTTTTCTGTCCCATTTGCATAGCTAATTCAGGAGTCATCATCTCCTCCTATACCATTAGTTGGTATATGTGTACCATTATTTGGTTCATCTAAATCTAGTTCTAGTTGCTCTGGCTCCCAATGCTCACACTCACAGACATATCTTCCTTGTGAATGGGATAAGCCTCTTAAAAACCCGTGAGGTGCACCTGGGTGTTCTTTACAAGGTACTTCTTCATTACCCATACAATTTCTCCTGTTCTTTCATTAGCATTTCATAGGTCGCTTCATTATTAAGTACATCTTCTCTGCATCTATTCAAATAAACCTCTATAGGTTGGTCACTCCAATCATGTACCTGTGGCTTACTAACTCCTGTTCTAATGCCCCAGGCTTCCAGGCCATGTATGCTCTTAGTACCTTTCACTGCCAGTCTATCAGGCCATAGTCTACGAGAGAGCGTGAGAGTGTCTATGAAGGTGCAAGGATTACCCATAATAGTGTCAGGTAAGACAGTGTAGTTAATTCCATAGAACCTACGTAGCATCTCCATATCAGCACCAAGAATATTGTGGCCTATGAAGGTTGGATTGCCTAGTTCACTAATAAACTTAGGTAGTAAGTTAAGAGATTCACCAGAGAATTGAGTCCAAGATTCTACACCAACTGTCTTAAAACAAGCACACCATAGATGTTCAGCATCCCTTAGTACATCTCCATCTTCAGGAACCTTCCATTCAAGGTCAAAGACTAATTTAGTCATTGTCAAACTCCTCCAGGAACTCCTCTATACTGACTATACTTGCATTATCATTACCATCCACTGAAGCGAGTAATACAGTGCTGTTATAAGCTGTTATGTGATTACTATGTTTACTGCAAGAGTAGACAGAACCAGAGTCACCTTTGAAATGATAATAGTTCTCATCTTCTTTATAACCAGTAACACCACTATTTCTACGCCAATGGTCACCAGAAGCAAAACTACCAGACCAGCTACCAAAGATGAAGAAGTCCTTTCCATGTTTAATTATAGCCCAACCATCAGGTTTATACTCACTCATCTTCTACCTCCTCATAGTCATCTGTATACTTATCGTAGTACTCTCTGTTTGGGTTGAATGATTCATCACCCATGTTCTCATCCTCTTCGTAAGGATTGTCTCTATACTCAAGGTCCATTCTACTGAAATATCCCATGTCTATTCCTCCTCTATTGGATAGTAACTTGACCTGTCCATTAAATCTAATATCTGTCTATCAGTCAAGTGAAGTTTGTTATCTCCATAGACGAAAGTATTACTATCATCATTTATCTTGAAGACAGTGCCTTTGGGTATGTTAACCAAGGGTTCACCAGCAGTAGGTGGTGTCACTGTAGTGTATTGGTTTAGTATGTATGTGTTCATACCCACCTCATTCTCAATATTGTATTAATTTGTTCTTTGTTCTTCATGTAACTTAGTTCATGTTTAACATCAATACTCATCTGCTGTCACCACCTGTAATCTTCCTGTCTGTTGGTTCTGAGTGAGTACATCACCTACACCTAGAGTACCCCATTCGCGATTCTTAACAACTCTTGTTCGGATATTCCCTCTTGATTTATCCTCTTTAACTTCAGGTTCAATACACATAATGTTCCAAGCCAGTTGTTCAAATGCACCAGAACCACGAGCTTGAGTAGCATCTACTTCATCCCAGTAAGGATAATCAACATTTCCTTCCTTATCTCTTGGTGCTTGTTTGTTAACTCGCTTAATATGACTAACAATTATAGGGTGAACACCAGTAGCAGTAGTGAAAGCAGCTAGTTCTGTCAGTAACATGTCAATGTCTTTACGTTCATTGCTTGATTCTTGACCAGATATAACCATAGATATGTGGTCTAAGATGATGAACTTCATACCTTTAATGTACATCCAATGGAACTTATCTATTAAAGTCTTACATGCGAGACTACCAAAGTGTTTCATCCACATAGTTCTAGGTGTATTAATCAAACTATCGTATGTTTCTTGTACAGCTTGGGGTGATATACACTCAGGATTAGCCCTAAACTTAGGTAAATGTGTATCATTATCTAATGCTATATAGCTTTGTTGTGTCTTTTTTAAGTCCTCTTCTAAGAATACATGACCTACAGAGTGACCTTGTTTAACCAAAGCATAGCCAATCTCTTTACATACAGTGGTTTTACCTACACCAGTAGGAGCTAACACTATAGTCATTTCTCTTTCTCTAAGGCCGTGTAAGATGTTCATGGTCTTAGGTAAGGTGCTTACATGGACACCCTCTTCTAATGGTGTTACAAGCTCACTCAGGTCTATTCCACCTTGCACTACACTCTCTACCTCGAAGGATTTAGCATTAAACAGAAGCTCTCTGTATACTTCGTACTCACCCTCAGATAACATTAGCTCATTTATATCATTACAAGGTAGTAATATACTCTTTATATCTGGGGCTATTAGTGCTACTTGCTCAACTCCTTCTTGTCCGTGATTAACATCAGAGCTAGAATCATTATCAAAACAAACTCTCACTTCCTTAAAGTCATTCAGGAATTCTATGTTAGCACCAACATTAGTTTGAGCATTACCAACACCAAGTAGTAAACTTACTATAGCTGGATGGCGCTTAGGTTGTCCCTCTTTCTGGTTATTGTAGATAGATTGGTAAGCAGAGCATAAGTCCCATACCCCTTCTACTACCCAAACATAAGGGCTTTCTTTTCTGTTAGCTTGTTGTGTACCTAGTAAATCACAATCAACTGACACATCACCGACTATTTGGAACCTACCATTGTTCTTAGCTAATCCTGGACTCACCTTAATCCAACCAACTAATTTATCTTTCTTAGTGACAGGGAAGTAGTGTGCTTCTACTCTCTGGCTAACTTCACTATATAAGGTACGAATACCAAAGTGTGTGCAAGTCTCCTTGCTTATACCTCTGTCAACAGTACCATTAGTACCATCTATAGCCCATATTGGATACTTGAGGACTTCTTGTACGCTTTCATTCATCTCTGACCTCTTAGGTTTTCCAGGGAACTTACTCATGTCTAGCAAACTCCCCGTGGTATTTTTCTCTTGCTTCTTTTACAACAAGTTCAGCAAGCTCTATGTCATCAAAATTACCTATAAACTTATTTTTACCATTGATAGTTAAGGTAGCACACCATTTAGATATTGCTTTGTCAAAATACACACCCTTCACTCCAGAGGTATTGCGGCTGCTTACACAAGAGTTAATAGCATTTGTAGATTTATTACACTCTCGTAAATTTTCAATACGATTGTCAAACTTATTGCCGTTGATATGGTCAATCATGTTAGGTAGGTAGCCATGGTGATAAAGGAAGATTAGTCTATGAGCATAGTGAGTCCTACCATTAAACCTAATACGCTTATAGTTGTGACTCTTTTCGCTACCTGCAATTTTACCTTTGGTTTGATTTTTACCCCTGTTAGATTTCCATATCAGTTCGCCATCTTGATATTCAAAAAGTTCCTTAACATACTTTTGTGTCAAATAGTCCACATTGCTCTCCAAGTCTTAAATAGTTGTGACATTCTATCACAGAAATAATTTACTTTCTACTTTTCCGTTTAATTTTATGGGTCGTTTTTTCCATACCGTACTTCTTCAAATGCTCCTGTAGTCTTTTAACCGTGCCGCTCCCTTCGCATTCAAGGCAACAAGGGTCGGGAATATCGCAAAGCTGCGTGCAAAAACATTCCTTCTCTCCGATAAGTCCTTGCTTAATCATATAGATTTCAGCATCAGCTTTGTTGTAGTTACCTTTGGTTGTATGGTTTGTTTCTTTGTGGTTAAGCATGTTATTCCCCTACTGTCAAGTAATTTATTTTATACGTTTAGACGTCTAGATGACTTGACAGACTAAACAAAAAAGGTGTAACCTATATAATATTCCCGATAGGGAACATAAACAAAATAGTTAATCTTATCTAAGCTTAGTTAATATCTATCTAGCTAAGAATAAACTATCATCATCTAGCTAAAGCTTATCTTCTCTACTATCTTTCTTTAATGGTTCATCATCTTGGAAAGGACTTCTATATTCTTTGTTTAACTCTCCTCTCAAGAACACAGGGCTAGCACATCTAGGGCAGTAACAACCTTGGGTCATACCTAAGCTAATCCTCTCTACTTGGTCTTCACTACCAGACCATCTACATCTATTGCAACTAAACATTTTCTTTCTCCTTAGAGTAAAATACTTTATGTACTAGACTATCTACATCATAATCTCTAGCAATCTTATTACCTAATCTGAGATTAGCTATTCGCCTAACATTAATATCTTTATACCCATTCTCTGTATTTCTGATTATATCTCCATACTTGTTTATCATATACCTGTTGTCTGAATCTGGTATAGTCTTATACTCACTTGTGTCAAGCTCTAAGGTTGTTGGCTTAGTTAAGATTGGTTTAAGCTGCATCATCTTAGCTATATGTCCATCATTGTTTAAATCTCTATAACAAGTAGCTATATTCTTAGACTTACCATACCCATGCTTATAAGTAATAGAGAAGCGTAGGTTGCTTGCATATCGCTTGATAAACATGTTGCTACCCAGGTCAAACTCAACATCATACCCATCATTAGATAATCTTTGCATCTCTTTCTTAAACTTGTACAAGTCTGTTCTTGTAACTTTCATTAATCATGTACTCCATAGTTAACCATAGCTTTCTTCTTAGCTTCTTTGAGTAAATGTACATCGCTAGCACTCAGTACACGTATATAACAAGAACTCCCTGTAAAGCCTGTACAGCTGTTTTGTTTAGCTACCAGTAGTCTGTACTTAGTAGCATCATCTTTGTTGACTGAGTGTGTATACAGAGCCAAACAAAGCAATATTAAACCTACACAGAACATCACTACCTTAGCTATAGTGAAATCCTCCACCCAATCATTAATCTCTCTATTCATTACCCTTCTCCTTTTAATACTTCGTTATCACTCGCGACAAGGTTGTCTGCGTATTCAAGCAAGTCAGTATTCAATATAAAAACTGGAGCGAGAGGTACATCAGGCCGTTCAAGCTTACTAACTGCCTCTTTTATAGCCTCAGCCTGAATAGCTTTTAGGGATTGTTTGGATGAATACTTATTTACAAGTTTTTCAATAAATACTTGATTCATACCTTCTTCAATGTAGTCCTTGTACCTAAGCAAAATTCCCGCTAGCCTATAGTTTTGCGCTCTAAGCTCTTTTATCTTTTGGTCCCGCCCAGCTTTCAACTCTTGGTTTTCTTGTTGTAGCTTTTCGTTTTCCTCAAGAATCCCAATACAATTGTTAGGCGTGCAGGCTCTTTTAAATGATTTTTGCATATCCATGTCTTGTACGGATGATGCTTTGAATACTCTCCAAACTTCTTTAATGTCCATCACTCACCTTCCTTACTCATCTCAAAATCTGACAGTTCGTTGTAATTAGTCATTTTGACCTCCAAAATGCTGGCTAAATAATCGCTCTATTTCAGCCCATTTTTCAAGTCTAGCAGCATGAGTGGCATCAGCAGCATAAGCAGCAGCATTAGCAGCATAAGCAACATAAGCAGCATTAGCAGCATCAGAAGCAGCATAAGCAGCATAAGCAGCAGCAGCAGCAGCATCAGCAGCATAAGCAGCAGCATAAGCAGCAGCATTAGCAGCATAAGCAGCATTAGCAGTAGTACAGGTATCACCATAAGCAACATAAGCAGCATCAGCAGCAACCTCTAAATCTTTCGCTCCTATTTCACCTGTCTTGTAAAGCCTTATCGCTTCAATAGCCTCTCGCGGGGCTTTAGAGTTGAACCTTCTCTCATAAATATGTAAAACACTTTCAGCTACATCAGCCAAAAACAAGCAATAGTCTTTATGGTCAAAGCATCTTAGTGCCCACACAGCGTCCTTAATTCCGTTAGATTTAAAAATATGCATTAAGCTCATAGGATCGTCTTTTTTGAATTCAGTTGAGTTCCTTAGCAGTAGCTCCCATCCTTTTACACACGGAGATTTGGACTTGATATCACTGAGCGTTGTACAAAGCTTGTTGTAATTATTCGAGCTAAAGCTCTCTTGTTTAGTCATAATCTATTCCTCTTTGTAACGCTCTCTAAGAGCTTTAATACAAGCAGTAGTACCAGCATATAGACCACCACCTAATAACAGTGTAGGCAAGCTCCTAACCTTGTAGGTGTTAGCAAGTACATTACCTTCAGCACTATCGACTAGTATTATGTCTACTGGAAGAATACTATCATCAATTAGTTTCTTCACTGGTACACAACCAGGGCAATTGCTTGAAGTGAATAATATGTTATTGTTAGCCATTACTTTAGTAACTCCTCTCTAAGTTGTATCAATAGTCCAGTGACAAAAGGATAGCCCTTAATTGTTACATCTGGTATATATTTAATGTCTGTTAATAGCTTGTGCATTTCCTCTTCGCTCTCTAATGTTATAGCTATTGTACGTGGCTTAAAGCCCTCTGGTGCTACTTCTCTAACTCTCATCGTTATTCCCCTTCTAATAATCTACTTGCTTCATTAAGTTCATCTATATAGCTCTTATATGCACTGACTAGCTCGTATGTTGAGTCAAGGTCATACAACAAACAATACTTGTTAACAACATCACAAGCAAAGCCAAACAAAGCTAAGTCAACCAATGTATCATACTCAACACCATCAAATCTAACCTGACCTTTGCTCTCTTTCTCACTCATTAGCTCAGATATTTTGAAGGTGATATCAACCAAGTCAAACTCTAGGTCTTCTCTCTCAGGACTATCTTTAGCAAAGCTATGTATCTTTTGTAATAAACCTGTACTCATTTCACTACCTCCATTTTAGGTAGCTTCTCAACACCACCCCACTCACTTAACCAAATTTCTATAGTATGAGTTGGATATACTAACCATACTTTAGAACCAGTTGACAAACCAAGTTCAGTTTTATTCACTAAGCTCGTGTTACATTCATCAACAAACACTTTTAATATGTCCGTACTGATATTCTTCTTACACCAATTCAATCTATAATTATCCTCAACCATACATCACCCCTAGATAATCTAACACACCTAACCAGCTGTTAAATACTAGCCCGTCAATATAAAATGTTTTGTTAAGTCTAGTCATTGTTATTCTCCTACGAATATCTTATGCAATTCATTAAACAAAGAAGGGAGCACCTCTTTATTGATGCGTTCAACCTCTTCTTCATTCTTAATAACTTCTTGACATGGGTTAGTAGTGTAATGCGAACCACCTCTACCTAGGACCTCTGCTGTCTCTTTTAAAGAATAGCAAGTTCCAACCAGTTCGCAGAACTTCCAAAGGTTGTCTTTTATCCTGGGGTTTAGGTCGTAGTCTTCAAGCAGACAATCGTATATACTCTTGTTTCTCTGTTCTGTAAGCACCTTGTAGCTACCATCCTCTAGCTTAAACACATGCTCTTTACATCGGTAGTTACTTAAATGATAATGACAATTCTTGCTACCTAGATAACCAAAGCCCCAATACCAACCACAACTCCAGCTAGGAGCATCTAACCATACACGTTCTCCAGTTTCTTTGTTAGTACCAAAGAACACTTTCTTAATCCAATTGCTTTTCATCTTCTATTCTCTCTATGGTTAGTTTAAATCTGACGGGCCAAGCCCTAGTAATTTATACATCAAGTGATACTCCCAGTGTGAATACCACTCAATTTATAAACTACCTGCAAAATGATTTAAAAACTGTTAACTCGGGGTACCTACGCTTAAACCAAGTAACACAGCTATCTTCATCACCCTCATAGCACATAACATCTGTACTTTCATTAACACCGTAATATATTACTGTTGTCATCTTCTATTCTCCTATTAATTCAACTAAAGCTACTCATTGAATAGTCTTAGTTGAAACAACGTGTCTGCTAGTCGATCCCTTCTCGGGGCTAACAGCCTATCGATAATTGCCTAGGTCAGCGTGCATGGGTTGTTCCGTGTTGCTATGATTCAAATATACCAGACTCAAAGAATAAAACAACTCCGACCAGTGAGGAAGTTAACTGGTAAGACCAGTGATATAACCTATACAACTACCTATACAGGTAACCTATTGTGTTTATAAATGTATTGCGCGTGCGCGTATAGCATATTATTTACATGGGGACAAGAAGTTATTTACATGATGTTAATGTAACCTGTTGATAAGTCTGTGGATAAGTATAATACCTGTGGATAACTATTTACGTGGGGAATATAAAGAAGGGGTTTGACACCTACTAATTCTTTAGTTTTTATATATTAGCAACTCCTAATATAAGTATATTCTAAGGGGACTATAACAAAAGAAGGGGACAGGGGGGACTAGGGGTATGCCTCTTATATTGCAAGACACCTATAAAAAATTTACAAATATTTTTGTATACGGGGCTTAACTCCTTTAAGGGGATTATTATATTTATTAGAGTTAATGCTTGACATAAACTATAAAGCTCGCACGAGGCTCGCTAACACTTCCTTGGGGGATGAATTTCTCTGCATGTCCTTAGGACATAAAGATAAATTTAGAGATATAACACAAATAAACAACAAAGTCAAACTATTTGTTAATTAGTTGTTGACAGATTAGCTAAAGTGTGATAGACTTGTAATATAGACTAGTGAAATAGTTTATATACATGACTTTTGAATTGAATACTTGCTGGTTAAGGGCCTAGTCCAGTTGTAGAGTGAACTTCTAATTTATTCTAACTCTACATGAAGCTTATCTAATAAGCGAGGATAATACGCATACATCTCACAGAGACCTCAGAGCAAGATAGCTAAGATAGCTAGATAAGGTAGAGAGTTAACTACCTAACCTGTGCATAGCATAGAACAAACAAAGATATTGCGGATAAAGAGTATTCAATAAAAGCACTAAGCTAAGTCAAGAATAAGACAAGTTACAGATTAAGTTAGATATAGATAAGTTTAGATTAAGCTTAGACATAGTTCGCTAGTTACCACATACGCTCACTATACACTATATACTCCCTTGCTCTAGGAACACTTGTAGAAGGATGCCCGAGTTGTATCTAAATTTTATAAAATATATTTGCTCTAGCTACAACTAGAGTTCTGATAAGAGATAATATACATATGAATAATAGTTTTAATCCAATCATTCCAGATAACTTAGAAGAACTTGAATATAAGCAAGGACAAGAACTAAGAGAAAGGAATAAGCTTAGAGCTTCGTTAGGCTTAGCTAAGTATGATGTAGCTAGTAGACCTGAAGGTATGTCTTTCATGGAATACGAGTTTAAATGCTGCTTAGAAGAAGCTTACCTTACTGGAACAAAGACTAAACTATATGACTAAATCTAAACTATCTAAGTTCTTCTTAGACTATTCCGATAAGCAAAGAGAAGAGATATATAGGAAAGCTATGAAAGGAGCTATAGCTAAACAGAAAGAGATTGTAGCTAAGGCTAAGCTTCTTGATAAATCTAGCAAGCTATGTTAAGCTTCCTACTTCACATCATTAAAGGATTGTTCACTAATGACAAAGAAGAAGTCTAGTTCTAATTACTCTGCTCCAGATAAAGTCACTCCTCTCAATCAAGCTCAAGCTGAATACCTCAACTCAATAGAGACTAACACTATAACCTTTGGTTTAGGTCCAGCTGGTACTGGTAAGACCTATTGTGCTGTAGCTCTAGCTGCTGATAAGCTCTACAGTAAACAGATAAATCAAATCATTATAACTAGACCTGCTGTAGAAGCTGGAGAGAAGCTAGGTTATCTACCAGGTGAGTTAGAAGAGAAGTATGCTCCTTACTTAGAACCAGTTAAAGAAATATTCATCTCTAAGTTTGGTAAAGGTTGGTATGAGTCTCAGATTAAACATGAGAACATCAAAGCTATTCCTCTTGGTTTTATGCAAGGTAAGACTTTTGATAATTGTTTTGTTATAGCAGATGAAATGCAGAACAGTACTAAGGTTCAGATGTTTATGTTGTTAAGTCGTATTGGTAAATACTCTACAATGGTTCTGAATGGCTCTCTGGGCTTACAACAGATGATTAGTGGTACTAGTGGGTTGTTAGATGCTGTAGAGCGCTTAGAGAGCGTTAGAGGCTGTTCTAGCTATGAGTTCTGTTCTGATGATGTAGTGAGGTCAGGTATGGCTAAGCTCATAGTGCAAGCTTACGAGGATTAGAGATGAAAAGAATATGTTTACTTCTAGCGATAATATTAAGTTCAAGTATATTAGCTAGAGGTAACATATTTAAACAAAAGATATATTACATAGCTGATTCTAAATCTCTCACCTCCTTTCAGATAGTTCTAGTTAATCCTACAGATAATGATGCTCTATGTTATGTCTTTGTAGGTGAAGATAAACTAGCTACCCGTTCAGTGTTAAACAATTCAATTAGTGAAAGACCAGTTACAATAGAAGGTCATAAGACTAAGTTCAGCTACAAGTGCAAGCCTGTAGTTCACGTATAAAATAAATTTAATTATTTCTTGACAATTAACCAAATCCATGATACACTGGTATTATAAGGACTAAATATGTATTACTTCAATGATGAAGATGGGTGTTACGAAACACCAACAGAAGATGGGTATAGAACACAGTTGTTCCATGACCCATTTGAAGACTTTAATTATGGTCTTTACATCTTCTCTAAATCAAACAATTCTCACCTCCCGGACCATTCTAATCTAGAGTCAGATAAGCTTCTTCCTGAGCTAAACTAATGAAGGTTGCAATGACCTTCCCCTTCCTTTAAGGCTTCCTATGTGGCAAATAATCACTTCAGCAATCAGTTCCATCTTTACATCATGGGTAGACCTAAAGAAGTCTAAGAATGAAGCTGAAGCTGCTCGTCACATGCAACTAGCTAAGATTGAAGGTGACTGGGACTTAGAGGCACAGAGACAAGCACAATATAGTTGGAAAGATGAGTTAATAACTATTGTGTGGTTAGCTCCTTTAGTGGTTGCTTGGTTCTATCCAGAGAAATCTTTAGCTTGGATAGAGTTTGTAACACAATTACCTTACTGGTATCAGTTTGGTCTATTTGGTATTATGGCTGCATCTTTTGGGCTTAGGTGGTATTTTAAGCAACAAGGGTTCAAGCTGGATGGGAAAGGATAATAAGAGTATGCCAGCAGAAACAACAATAGGGATTAGCTCACTCAAATGGCTATGGGCTGCTGTCTTCATACCTGTCTTTAGAATGTTATGGAACAAGGTAGATAGGCTAGAAGAGAAAAGCTACACAAAGAATGAAGCTGATAAGCAGATAGACTTAAAGCTTGAGCCAGTTAAGGAAGAAATGAAGGCAGTGAATAAGGTGTTACAAGAGAACACTTCTGTACTAAAGGAACTATCTAGTACAATGACTGACCTTCGCATAGACCTAGCTGTGATACATAAGGATAATGAGAACAATAGGAGAAATAAGAATGACTGATTGTTTAGTTCCTGAAGAGTTGCTATATGACTCTCAGAATAGATTTGCTACTAATGCAATTTTTTGGGAAACAAATAATAAAAAGACCAGAGAGAAATATCCTCCTTCTTATACATTGAAGCTTCGTGATTATGCTCCTGAAGGGTTTGATACTCTTCCTTCTGCGTATAAGGTTTATATGGAAGCTATTGATGAGTATGATGCTGCTATTAAATTAGTTGGTAATATGGCTAACTGGAATCAGCTGTGTGGTTTAGACTGGTTCATGTCAGGTGGTAAGTTCCCTGCTCAAGCTCATATTGGTTTAAAGGCTTGGAGAGAGCATAAAGCAGCTAAGGTTAAGTCTGAAGCTATGGCTGTTCTTAAAGAGAAAGTACAAGAGAAAGATACTACAGCAGCTAAAGCTGTATTAGCTGAGATTAAAGATGAAGCTAAAGGAGCTACCAAGAAGAAAGCTGGTAGACCTAACACACAGAATAATACAAGTAGCCTAGGCAAAGAGGCTGAGAACTTCTTAAAGAGAGTGAAATAATAAAACATGGCTCGATATACTAAAACAAGTTTAGGCTCAAACTACGCTTCTAAGCAACAGATAGATAGTAATCTAGATGATATAGCTACAGCAATTACAGATACACTTTCACGTAAGGGTGACTCACCTAATAACATGGAAGCTGATTTAGATATGGATTCTAACCAAATTCTAAATCTACCTGATGCTGTAACTCCTAGTGAACCAGTAACATTACGTCAGTTCAATGCTCAATCTGTAGGCACTAAGACTACACAGACATTGAAACAGAAACATACAGCTACAGCTGGCCAAACTCTTTTTGTTACTCCTCAGTATGTAATTGGTAGTAACAACCTATCCATCTATATTAATGGTGTACGTCAGGAAGCTACTGCTTACTCTGAGACTACTACAACGTCTGTAACGCTCTCTGAGGGTGTAGAAGTTGGAGACATAGTAGAGGTATTAGTTAATGAATTACAAGAGAGTACAGACCAAGTAGGGGCTGCTAACGTAACTTATGATGGTTCTACTGTGGCAGTTCACTTAGACGCTTTAACCTTTGACACTGTAGCCGATATGGTTGCTTCTAGTGGCCTACAAATAGGTATGAAGGTTAAGACTTGGGGCTATACTTCTGTAGGTGATGGAGGTGGGTCTGAGTATAGGATTGTTGCCGCTGGCACTGGTACAGATGATGGCGGGTCATTTATAGATTTAGCTACCCATCAGGCTAATTTAATAGCTGGGGGACATATCAACGTCAAGCAGTTCGGTGCAGCAGGGGATAATACTTCAGATGATACTTCAGCACTTCAAGCTGCTTATGATTACGCTGCTGACGTATCTAATAAACCTACTGGGGGTAGACAAGTCTACCATCCTAAAGGGATATATAGAACAAGCGGGAAACTTCAAGTAGAATCAGATGTAAAACTTATCGGTGATTCATGGACGACTACATATATAAAACCACTAGATAGCGCAACGTTTGCAGCTAATGAGGCTGTAGTACAAAGCAAAGATTTTGAAACCGTGCAAGGGACTGACTTGTGGGACTACTATTCGCCATACCCTAACGGTTTAATAATGGGTTTTGAAATCCGAAATATGACCATAGACGGCAATAGGGCTAATGTTGCTAATGCTGGCGGCTTACATATATACGGTGGCAAGTGGCTATTTGAAGATATAGGTGTCATTAATACCGTTGGTCATGGCGTATGGACTGAGGCAGGCATACCAGGAAGCTCAACTTCTGGTGATGATTTACATGACTTCTTAAACATGCATGAATCTAGCGGCAAGAATGTCTATATCTCTAATTCAAATAAGCATGGCTGGTATTACCGTGGTCCTAACGATTCTAATATAGATAATATTCAGATAAAGGCTTCTGCTTGGGGCGGCTTCTTCCAAGAGTCTACAGGTAACAACTCTGTAGGTAACTTAGAGATTGGGTCGATTCATGCCTACTCCTGTGCATGTGGACATGATGCTAATGGCGCACAGATTACTTTGGCAAACTCCAACTCTAAATTCATTTACACTGACGCATCAGCTAAACATGGGTTGATATTCAACACTTCTGCAAATGTTGCTAGTTACATCTTAGTATTGAAAAACAATACAAATAATGCGGGTGCATTTTATGGTGTTAAAGTTGACTCAGTTGCACAGATAGGTTTTATTAGAAACTCAGACCAAGAAAGAACATCAGGCACGGATGGTGGAGTTCTTCAAGTTAATGCAGAGACATATGTTGACCAGCTAAGAACCTCTCAAGTATCAGCAACATCTATTGCTCAGAAAGGTATAGATATAAATGCTGACTGCACCATAGCTTCTGCTGTTATAGAAAATTATGATTCTACTGGCTCAGTAGGTGTAGATGTTAGTTCTTCTAGGGTAGATGTTAATGTAGCAGCTAAGAATTGCTTAACCGCAATAGATTACAATACAGCAGGACGAAATAACATAAAGCTTAATGCTTTAACCTGTACAACTGATATCAATTTTGCTACAGCTAAAGCAGAGAACGACATAGTGATTATAGAAAGTGATAATCAAACGTTATCTACTATAGACTATGGCAGGTCATTAGTTAAGAGTGAGAATCTTAGGAAAATAGATACAGGTTATTCTGCAAGTATAACACCCAACATGAACTCAGGCTCATATGTGAAAGTCGGAACACTTACTGGCAATATTACAGTGAACAACCCAACAAACGTGACTAACGGGGATATATTAACTGTACAGTTTCAACAAGATGGTACAGGTGGGCACGCTGTAACATGGGGAGCTAACTTTAAAACAGGGTATTCAGATACTGGTAATGCTGCATTCACTAGGCATCTTATAGAATTTATTTATGATGGCACATTCTTTGTTGAAAGAAGTAAAAGTGGATGGTATTAAGGAGAGATAATATGGATGGTGATGGTAAAAAGAAAAATAATGCTAGGTAGCAGATAAGAATGTCTAATCAACTAGGAGAGTTAAAAAAGGAATGTGAAAGCTCTTTCAAAGCTTACATACAATGGGTGTTACCAGATAGATACTTTGGTGATGTCCATATGGATATGTTTGACTTCTTACAGTTTGATGAGTCTGATTCTAAATGCGTATTAGTTCCTCGTGACCACCAGAAGTCTATTGTTATAGCTTCTTTTGCTAGTTGGTTAATAACTAAAGACCCTACAATTACTATTAACTATGTCTCATATAACTCAGATTTAGTTGAGAAGCAATTAGCTTTCATTAAGTCTATATTGAAGTCAGACAGACATAGAGCCTTATGGCCTACACATTTAAACTGGGTGAAAGAACGTGGAGAAGTTAAACACAAGCCAACACATTATTGGCAGAATGTTAAATTCAAGATTGACCACCCAGACGCTAAAAACTCTGCTGACCCTACTGTTCGTGCTGGTACTGTTCGCGGTACTAACACTGGTATGCACTGTAAAGTTAACATCTTTGATGATTTGGTTACTGATGAAAACTGGAAGTCAGATGCAGATAAAGCTGAAGTCCTTGCTTGTTACGAAAACTTCAGTAAGATATTAAGCCCAGGTGGTAAGTCCTACGCTGTAGGTACTCGCTATTCTCCAGATGATTTATATTCTCATCTAAAAGAAGAGGCTGCTATCTGGATAGACCCTGAGTCTGGTGAAGAACAACAAGAGACTTTGTGGAAGGTTTTTGAGACAGTTGTAGAAGATAGTCCTACTAGAGATGGTACAGGTAACTTCTGTTGGCCTAGAACACAAATGCCTGATGGCAACTCTTATGGGTTTGACCCAAGAGAACTAGCAATTAAAAAAGCTAAACTTAGTAAAAATGGCTTGACAAACTTCTTCGCTCAGTATTATAATGACCCCAATGATGAGTCTACCAATGTAATCAAATCTGATTGCTTTCATTACCTAGAACCTAAGAGACTCAAGCAAGAAGGTTCTGGATGGTCTTATGATGACAAACCTCTTAGAATATATGCAGCAGCGGATTTAGCTTGGTCTGATGGTCAGTCTAAGAATGCTAAACGTAGAGATTTTACAGCAATAGCTGTTGTAGGTGTTGACCATGAAGGTTACATCTACGTACTAGAACTAGATAGATTCCAGACAGATAAACCTAATGTATACTATGACCGTATCATAGAGCTACATAACTACTGGAACTTCAAAGAGTTTTATGTTGAAACTAACTCAGCTGGTCATTTCATTAAGAAGTACCTACAAGATGAAGTTAGACGTAATGGTGGTACATTAAAGGTTGAAGGTTCAGCTCATGTATCTCACCAAGGAAAGAAAGAAGAACGTATAGCACAAGTCTTACATGACCGTTATCACAACGGTACTATCTACCACAATAAAGGTGGTTACTCTCGTCTACTAGAAGAAGAACTAAAACTAGCTAGACCTCCACATGATGATTTAAAAGATGCTGTAGCAATGGCTGTAGCTCGTTGTGTTAAGCCTTTACAGAGTCGTTCAGGACATAATTCAAACAGAACAGTAATTAAAGCTAGTAGCCGCTTCGGTGGAGCTAGACGTAGCCGGAGAGCATAGATGTCAGGGGAAACCTTAAATACATTTCAAACTATTGAAACAGATGTAGATTTAGCTTCTGTCATTACATATAAATGGAGTGAATGGAACTCATATAGAGAACCAGCATTAGAGAAGTGGAAAGAAGTTGAAGCATATAAGTATGCCACAGACACAACTACTCTTCCTAATTTCAATAGTCCATTTGAACATACAACACATATTCCAGTAGTAGCTCCTATTGCTCAAGACTTAGAGGCTATTATTAACCAAGTAACTATCCCTCATGATGACTGGTTTGATTTTGCTCCTAGCGACAGAGCTTCAGCTAACTTTGAACTACGCACTAAAGTTAAGTCTTTCTTAAAGAATCGTCATCGTATTGGTAACTTTGTACCAGAGGTACGTAAGCTAATCTCAGATTTGGTGACTTATGGTAATGCTTTTTGCCATGTCTCGTTTGTTGACGAAACACAAGGTGAAGATAAAGTTGGATATATTGGACCTAAGCTTGTTCGTATTTCTCCTTATGATATAGTATTTGACCCTACAGCTTGTAGTTTTAAAGAAACTCCCAAAATTATCCGTGAGGTAATTACACTAGGTGAACTTAAGAAGCGTGGTGATAAAGAGATATTAGACCCAGTAGTAGTTGAAGAGATATTAAGTGAAAGACGAGCTACTGGTTCTCGCACTTCTTTCCCTCACAGCAACAAGGACCAGCAATATGTACCAGCAGGTTTTGGTTCATATGAACAATATATTACTTCAGGTACAATTGAACTTCTATATTTCTATGGCGACTTGTACGACAATGACTCAGGTGAGCTTCTTGTTAATCGTCAAATCATTGTTTCTGATGACCAGTTTGTTCTTCTTAACCAAGAGATTGACACAGCAGACGGTAAGGCTCATATCTACAATGCTGCATGGGAAATAAAACCAGACAGCTTATGGGCTATGGGTCCACTAGATAATATTGTAGGTCTTAACTACCAAGTTAATCACAGAGAGAATGCTAAGTCTGATGCTCTAGATAAGCTTATAGTTCCAGACCGAGTGTATCAAGGTGATGTAGAAGCTATCTATGATGATGAAACTGGTTCTACTGAATATCTAGCTCCTGAAGGTGGTGGTGTAGTTGAACTAGGTATTAACACACAGTTCTTCTCTTTTGACTTGCACATTGACCGCCTAGAGAATGAAGCTCGTAGGTCTGCTAGATTACCTGGAGATATTACTGGTTTCCGTAGTGCAGGTGAGAAAACATTAGGTGAAGTTACAGCCTTAACTGAAGGTGGTATGCGTGGCTTCATCCACAAAGCTCAAGACTTTGAAAGATTTTTAGAACAAGTTTTAACTGCTGAATTAGCTGTAGCTAGAGATAACCTAAGCTCAGTTATTCAGGTTCCTGGTCAGATTGAATCAGGTATCATCCCTTTCATGGATATTAGTAGAGAAGACCTAAAGGTAGCTGGCTCTCTTATTGCTCAAGGTGCTAGACGCTTTGCTCGTAAGAACCAAGTAATGGGTACATTAACTCAACTATCCTCTACTCCTTTATATCAACAATCTGCTACCCATACTTCAGGTCGTAATGTTGCTAAGCTATTAGCTGAGTTAACTGAGACACAAGAAGAAGGTATCTTTGAAGATTATGCTGCTATACATGAGTCTATGGAAGCCCAACGTATACAAGCTCAAGGTGAACAAGAACTAGCTATGGAACTAGCTGAACCTACCTTGCAAGAAGAAATGCTTAACCAGGAAGAAGAAGCTATGTTAGGAGGGTTTGAAGATGAGTAAGAAACGAGTCCCTACCTTTATGCTAGGCGTACCTAAACTAGAGTTAGGCGAGAAGCTAACACAATATGCTTATTGGCAACGAGCTGAGATATGTGAGATGTTAGTTAAAGAATTAGAAAGTAAATTAGAGAAGATTATGTTAGAGGAAGAACGAGAGTCACCAATCTCTTTGTTCCAATCTAAGTACAACAGAGCTAAGAACTTAGGTAGACGTGAAGTGCTACGTTCTGTTATAAAAGATCTAAAGATTCAAGATTAACTTAAACTAAATAGGAATATTTAAAGAACTATGGATACATTTGCAAGTGGCGACCAAACCACACAAGAACCTTCAGCAACTACTTCAGAGCCTACCACAGCAATGAGTTTTAAAGTTGGAGAACGAGAGTATGACGCAGAGTCAGCTTCTAAGAAGATTGAACATGCGGATAACTTTATAACTGAGATGAAAGCTAAGGAAGCTGAGTATCAGGCTGAGATAGCTCGATTGAAAGCTGAAACGCAACAATCACTTAAGTTAGAAGAAGCTCTCACAAAACTGCAATCACAACAAGCCCCTGTTAGCGAGAACACCACTTTGCCTAATGAAGTAGCTAATGTTGAGTCGCAGGAAGAAGTAGTAACTCGCATCTTACAAGAGCGTGATGCTAAAGCTCAAGAAGCTCAGTTAGAGCAACTACGTCAGAGTACATTTACTGAGGTACAAGCTAAACTAACTGCAACTTATGGTGCTGACCATGTAGATAAAGTAGTACGAGACAAAGCCGCAGAGATTGGCATTGACTTTGAAACTGCTATCGGTATGGCCCAAGACCCTAAACAGAGCAAGGTATTGCTTAAACTCTTAGATGTAGATACTACACGACAACAAGCTACACCTACAGGCCAAGTGAATACAAATAGTTTACATCAACCAAAGCCTACTAAGAAGCTTTATGAGATGAATACCACAGAGTTTGCTAAGCATGTAGAGCAGTTAGCTAAACAATAGTAATTTCTAACCAAACCTTAAAAACAGGAAATAAACCAAAATGATTACTACATCAACTAATATTGAAGCTATCCACCAAAAAGTGTATAACGATATGCTTCAAGAATCCTTCGAAGATAACATCTTAGGTATGGGCTTGTTCTCTGACATGTCTGCTGCTTTTCCTCACGGAGATGAGCTAAATGTTAGTCAAATCGGCCAAGTAACTTTAACTGATTACTCTGAAGATTCTCCTTTAGATTTTAAATCAATTGATACTAGCCGTATCACTTTAAGTGTTACAGATTATCCAGCCGATGCTTTCTACATGACAGATAAAGCAAAGCAAGATATGGCCGTAGCTTCTGAAATGTTCCGTAAGCGTGTTAAACAATCTTTATATGCTTTTGATAAAGCTTTAGAAACTGACATTTACCAAGCGTGTAATGATGTTCAAACAGCTGCTGATACTAACACTATCTCTGGCCGCGAACACCGTAAAGCATTAGCTTCTGGTGCTACAGCTCAAAATGTAATTGACGCTATTGCTGATATTAAATGGTCTTTCGATAAAGCTAACGTACCTGAAGTTGGTCGTATCTTAATTGTTGACTCTTCTGTAGAGAATAAGTTAAACAAAGGTACACAAGTAGTGTCTTCTGATAACCCTCAATTCCGAGGCATCATCGAGACTGGCTTTGCTCGTAACCACCGATTTGTTCGTAATATACACGGGTTTGACATTTTTGTGTCTAACTTATTACCTGCAATTGCATCTGAGACAGTTGATTCTGTTGCAGTTACTAGCGGTGTTTGTAACATTGCTATGTGTGTAGCTGACGATGACTGTAAGCCAGTAATGGGCGTTATTCGTCAATCACCATCAGCTCGTATGGCACGCGATGATGATAATCTTCGTGACAAGTGGTATGCTACAGCTCGTTGGGGCTTCTCTACTTACCGTCCTGAGTCTGTTTATTGCTTATTAACTCAATTCAGTTAATAGTAAAAATAATTCAGATAAATATTAAACAAACAAAAAGGTAAATAAAAATGTCTTTAGAATCAATTGGCGGTCGTAAAACATATACTGGACCTGCTGTACGTGAACAGAAACATGGTGCTATCGTAGCAAGCTACGGCTCTCGTAAGGAAATTGAATACCGTTTTTCTTATGATGACCTTCCTGATGCAGATGATGGTAACTCAATGCTAATCGAAGTTCCTGCTAACTCTTATGTAGAGTCTGCATTACTGAAAGTTGGTACTGCATGGGTAGGTGGAACTAACTTAGTTGTTGGTCTAGAGCAAACAGACGGTACTGTTATTGACGCAGATGGCTTACATGCTGCTATTGTAACTGCTAACCTAACTGCTAACTCTATACATGTAGGTGGTGGAGCTTTAGTTGGTGCTTCTTCAGGCGCTAACGATGCAATTGTATCGGTAGTAACTACTGGTACTTATACTGCTGGTGATGCTCGTTTAGTAGTAACATTCGCAGAGCTACCTTAAGCTCTAACATAGACAGGGGCTTCGGCCCCTTCTTTCAATTAACTAAAGGGTAGATATGGCAAGTTATACTTTACTAGACGTAGTGCAAAGCTATCTTAATGCTACTGATGGTTTTCCTGTTAACAGTATAGATGATTCAACTGAAGCTGACCAAGTAGCAGATATAGCTAAGATTATCTTCGATGAAGTTGTAACTGATATACGTGATTGGGGAAGACATAGAAATATTATCCAGCTAGATTCTGTAGCTGATTCAACTAAACCAAATTACTTAAAACTACCTTCAACTGTTATCCGTTTAAATGAGTCTGTAATTCGTTATAACAAAGCCACTGGTGATGCAGGAGATTCAACATTAGTTTACCAGACAGTAAACTATTGCAGACCAGATGATTTCCTGGAGAGAATCAATGCGCGAAGCACTAATCAAAATAAAACACAGATTGTTACAGATTTTTCAGGAATACAGTTCACTGTCCTTAATGAGAAAGCTCCAGATTACTACACTAGTTTCGATGATGAATACCTTGTGTTTGATTCTTTTGATTCTAATGTAGACAGTGTATTACAGAATAGTAAGACTCAATGTGTAGCTACAGTAGATGCTACATTTAGTAAGACAGATGATTGGGTAATAGATTTACCTGAGTGGTTCCAACCACACTTTGCTCAGCTAGTTAGAGCTAGAGCTTCAGAATATTTAAGAGAAGAGCCTTTATTCTCAGATAAACGTAAAGGTGAAGCAGGATTAATTAAAGCTAGAACTAAATATGGTTCAGTTGGTAATGCAGGAACAAAAGGAAGGGAACGTGGTTATGGCAGACGCTAGATTTATGAAACTAGGTGTGACTAGTGGTGGTAAAGAAATTGGTTACAAGCAATCAACAAATGCAGCCTTATATGAGATTTGCTTTGGTTCAGGTGGTGAACTGCACGATAGTTTGAAAGGGAAGTTTGTTAGTCCTCGCGATGCAGAAATAACTATTCAGAATTATTTAGCAAACCACCAAAAGAAACCTGCTGTAAAGAAGACAGCAACTAAAAAGAAGGTAGCTTAATATGCCTTTAGTCAGAGGAGATAAGGACTATCTAGTTCCAGTCAATGGATTGAACACAGAGGCTAACCCTCTACAATTCCCTGAACAATCTGCTGCTGACTTACTTAATGTGCAGATGGATTATGACCCTCTACGTATTAGAGTTAGAAAAGGATTGACAGAAGAAGCAGCTGGGACTACAGGAAGTATCACTGAAGGTGCTGCTCCTATGACCTCTACTGCTGCTTTTAACATATATCGCTGGGATAACGTCAATAATAATGCAGCTAAGATATTCATTGTTGTTCAACTAGGGAACAAGATTTACTTTAATGATGCTACAGCTTCAGATGTATCTGGTGCTAGAGAGAACTTCTTGTTGGATTTAGATGATGTTAAGTCAGGTACAAGTGAGGGTACTACAGCTTTAGCTACTTCAACTAGAGTTCAATTCCAGAGTGTTAAAGGTCGTTTAATGATTGTTAGTAGGGCTATAGACCCTGTGATTATTACTTATGACCCTTCAGGTAACACTATAACTAACAGTAAACTAACCTTGCAGATTAGAGATACTCTAGGTATAGACGATG